TGGTATCAAGAAAGGTAGTATGTGCCTTGTTTATTTCTCTGGTTTTTGCTATCATTTTAACGACAGGATGAGAATGCTCTTGCAAGAAATTTTTGGTGAATGATGGTGCATTTGTTTTTACAGTTCTTTCGTAAGGTAAGTTTAATTTTTCAAAAACTTTGGCAATTGATCTTGCTGCCCATATTTGAATGTCTTGGCCTGTTTCTTTTTTTATTTTGTGGAGTAACATTTCTTCTTGTAATGTTAGCTGTCGCTTCACTTCATGAGCTTTGCTCACGTCCACTTTCACTCCAAGAAATCTCATGTCAACCAGACAAGGAAAGAGATCAGTCTCTAATTCAAAAATAGCTCCTAGATCCTGGTCGCTTAATTCTTTCTGCATGACTTTCCATAATTCTAAAGTTAATTCTGCATCACGTTCAGCATATTTTCCAACATACATTGATGGAAGTTTCCACATATCCGATTTAGGATTGATGCCCCATTCTTTTGCTGCATTATTTAATTCTGTTTCATTTTTACCTCGACCAACATAATCCCAACCTAAACTATTAAGATCAAATCTAAATCTATTTTCATTAACCAGAGATGCTGCAATCATGGTGTCATAAATATTTCCATTTATTTTTATTCCCATGGATCGAATCCAGCACACATCATACATTGCATTGTGAAAAATTTTATCTGCAGGAGATTGGCAAATGTCTGTAAACCATTGAATTACCTTACTTTTTTCGAGGTTGCCTCCTCCTTCATGATCGAACGGAAAGTATCCTGAGTAGCCATCGACCGCTACAGAAATTCCTACAACTTTTCCATTTTTAACTACAGAACCTGATCCTTTAGATTTTAAATCTGGATCATGTGTTTCTAAGTCTATTGCAATTGTATCTGCTTGTCTTAAGTCTGGAAATTCATCAGGTTTGACCCATTCAGTTTGTGCTTCAATCATTTATTTTATAGAACGTATACTTTAATGTAAGTTCTTCTCCTTCCTTAATATTTTTTATTGTTATTAAATTCCATTTTTTAAAATCATGATTATATTTTTCATCAGGAAGATCATTTAGATTATTCCATTGTTGACGAGTTAATAAAGAAGATGATTTAATACAGTTAGGTGTATTAGAATGATTCATAAATCCTCCTAAAGGAGTACGTAGAATAAGTTTTCCTAATTCTAAATGAGTCATACCTAAGTTTGTAGCTTGGGGAATTGCTTCTTTAGCAAACATACCTAACCCATTAACTCTTGAAGTTTTAATTGTTAATGAATCAGGTAATGGTTTATACATTATATTGTTTGAATCAACTTCTTCACATCATCTTCCAGTTTCTTACCCACAGAATTAGCATGGTTGATAACAGCAGCACATAGATTAGCATGATACTTATATTCCTTTAACGCTTCTCTAATTTTAGCTACGGGCTTTCCCCCGTAGTCAATCACTAAAGCATTGTTTCTATTTAAACCAATCTTTAATTCAAATAAAAGACCTGTGTGTTTACTAATATCATTTTTTTGCATTAGTTTCTACTGCTTGCTGCTTAACAAAGTCAGCCCCTAGACTTGGATCTAATTGACTTAACGTTGTAATCATATTCATAAGCTTAACAACTTCAGCATAAGGTTTTGTCATTAAGTACCTCATAACCTCTGTTAATTGTACAGAACTTATTAAGTAAGTTCTTGGTTGGGGTTGTTGTACTGTTGGTTTCTCCTTCGAGTTCGTAGCCATTTTCCTTTCCTCCTTGTTTATTAATTACCTTTAAATTGGTAATATTTATCTTCTATTAAATCTTCATTTAATAAATACATATTACTATTTCCTTTATCAAAGATTTCTTTTAAATCTCTAATAGTTTGGTTTATTGTTCTATGTTGCTGAAGACAACCACAAACTAAATCTTCAACTTCTATTAATGCTTGTTTTACTGCACCCATTACTTTACCTCCTTGATTAATCTATTCAAATACCATTGTGCTTTTTGTAAATCTTCCAATGGTTCACCTTTAAATTTATAACGTGATACATACTTTAACACATTACCCTTAAGGTATCCGTGATACTCATCATCTGTCATACAATCTCTTATAACATCTATAGTTTCCTTTTTACCATACTTATAATGGGCAGGAGAATGAACACTATCATTTTTATTAAAAATAATATCATTAACTTCTGCTCCTAGTTCTGCTTCATCTGCCATATTTCCTCCTAACTGCATTATACTCAACAGTTTCTAAATCATATTCACCATTACGAACATTACGTTTAACTATAAGACCACTCCACCACATACGTTGTGTATTTCTAGCATAGCTTTCTTTGTGATGCAGATAACACCCAGCAGATAGCCCTATAACCTTTCTGCCTGAAGGAATTGTACACATAGAATAGTCAAACAAATGACAATGTCCTACAGTTGAAGATACTTTATTTTTTAATAAGAGAGCACGTGCAATGTTGTCCCCACTAATAGGCTTACCCATAATACCAGTAGGATAATTGTGACAATAATGTACACCATTGATAGATATAGGTTCTTGATATGGAATAACTTCCCACCCATACTCCTTAAAGTTAAGATCTTTTGTACTAATTGTTCCATCAAGTTCTGGAGTTTCATCTACTATCCTATCTATTCTATCCTCATGATTGCCAAGTAACATGACTTTTCTTGGTCGTCTTCCATTAAGACCTTTGTTAAATTTTTCCAATGCGTCATGTGCATGGTCTATATCTTTTTTATATCTTCTACCTTCAAATGATTTCTTACCTTTATCATAACTTGATAGAGAATCCATACTTGCAAAGTCACCCATGCATACTATGGTAGTTGGTTTTAGATCTTTTGCTAACTTTCCTGCCCATAAAAATCTATCATTGCTTGCTTTGGGGTTGCAATGAGGATCTCCTATTACTAAATGTGTTACCATTAGTTTAACTCCTTGTTGCGTTTACGTTGTAAATATTTTAAAAAATCAATAATGTTTTCATTATCATTAAATTTTGCTACGCCATCAATTCCTCCATTCGGTTTATTTTTATATTTATGATCATCTGCAAATCCTTTTATACCTAGTAAGAAGGTAGTATGGGGATCTGTAGTTGCCTGCTTTATCATACCTCGTGCAATAGTAGAAGTCAATTCAAATTGTTCATCACTCATTTTATTGCGACCATCGAGTACAATTCCACAACTAAAGCCTTTTTCCCATGGGGTAATTAAAACTTTAATTGAATTTATAAAAGGAAATTTAGTTTTTTTATCCATATTAATTTAACGTTGGCGTATCAAATGGTCTAATATCTTCTTTAACTGTTTCCATAATTTCATCTATTAATAAATCAAAATCTTCTATAGGTAAAGATGTTTTATATAACCTTAAAGCCTGAGCAAGTAATACTCCTGAAACTGCCAAAGGATCATGTTGCTTACAAAGTTCAGTCATTGTCTTGAAGACCTGATTATAAATAACGTCTGCTTCACTTGGGCTTATCTTTTTCATATTTTATCATTACGGGTTCTGTTAAAAATCCTACATTATTTAATCTCATAAAATGTTTTGCATCTACAATAACCAAAGGATTCCTATGATTCATTTTAATAAACACTAAAGGCTCCTGACTTCCATGAGAACTAGCTTGATCATAGGCATCATACATTTTTTTCCATCCTTCAGTATTCTTACATTCAATATCATAAGGAAATACTTCTCGTGCTTTCTTAGATAATTTAACATCAGCACCACGTTCTCCCATGATAGCTACCTTAATATCATCATCGGTAAGGGCAAGAAATAGACCCCTCAAACTATCCCTCACCCAGTTCTGTAGCCTACGCCCCTTGGCTTTTCGACTTCTCGTAGTTGTCATCTTTCCTCGGATTGTTTACTTCAGTATACCAAACCCACTTAGGGTTTTTACCTTGTGACTGCTGTTGCGGTAACAACTGCAGTTTACTTCCCCAACAAGGAAGTTTGTATGGGCAAAATGAACACACTGTACCCAAAACTCGGTTACCTGTTTTTTTAGTTCTATAAGTTTCTTCAATCTCTTCATAACATTTTTTAAAAGGAACTTTATTTTTTAATGCTTCTAGATTTTCTTTAGCTGTCTTAATAGCTTTAACTCTATACTCTTCATCGGCAAGTGGAGTCTTACAAACTGTCCATTCACCAGTTGATTTATTAATTACAATCCACCCACCGAAAGGTATCTTCTCACTTGCACCATACAGGTATCCTTGAGAAGCATACCCAAATGCATCATCTTTTACAACCTCTTCAAAACCACCTGCTGTCCCGAATTTCTTTTCAAAGGAATAAGGCGATGCACTTTTAATATCCCAAACCTTTGAATCAATCTTAACATCAAGCCTACCTTCAAGCGATGTTCCATTAAATTTATATTTAACATTCTTTTGTTCATCTTTAATCTCCACTCCTGCTGACTTTAAAACAAATATTGCTAACGCCTCAATCATATCCCCAAAAGTATTTCGTATTTTAACATTATAGGGTTGACCTTCGCCCTTTATATTTTTTGCTTCCATTTGCAATTGGCACAAAGGTCTACCTATATTGGACATTCTTGGTCGAAATCCATCCCTGCGTTTTTCTGAAAACTGTTTTTGTAAGGCTAGCTTACATGCTTCGCCAAACTCTTCAACAAGTTTATCAGAAACTTTAGCAGGTTCTTTTGAAACCCTGTCTAAATACAACTGTACTTTTGAAAGGATATCCGTCATTATCTAGATAATACTTCTGCTGGATCCTCTACTTTAGAAACTAGTGTAGCAGATTCCCCATCATCAGAACTATATTTATTTTT